GAGCGAGCCGCGGCGCTGCCTGTACTTCTCCCAGGACCTGAACTCACGAAGGCTCAGGTTTTCCTTGGCTTGCGCGATCGTCGAGCCGCCGATTCCGGAGAGGACGAGCTCGTGCCAGAGTTCGTCGAGCTCGGTGAGTTCTTCGTCTTTCCCAGGTCGTTTATCTCCTGAATGGCAAACAGCAGCGCGACGGACAGGGCGCCATCGAGGGAGCCAAGACGCTTGGTGCTCTCGGGGTCTTTCTCCAGCTCAGCCGGATCGAGCGGGCCATGGGTAATGTCCAGCGGGCTGCTGAACACCGGGTTGCCGTGTTCGTCGCAGATCGACGCTGCAATCCGGCCGGCGATGCTGTCTTGCTTGCTGGCCACCGACATAACGTCGCTCACCGCCGTCTGGTAGCCCAAGGGGCGGACGTAGACGATGGCGGTGAAGTCGGTGCCGTTCTGGCGCCACTTGATTTCCTTTTCTACCGGACGCCCGGTGAACGAGCCAGCGCCCTTGAGCGCGTCGAGTGTCAACTTCATGGGTTACCTCAGGCGTTGGTGGTCTTGGGGATCCAGGCGGAGCCGCCAGAGCGCTGGATGGTGGCGGCAGTGGTTACCGCTGCGTTAGCGGCATGGTCGAACGGGAAGTCAGCCACATAGCCGTCGAACAGGAACCAGGTGCGGGTGGGCGGGAGCACGAAATCATCCGCATCACCCAGGACCGCAGTAGCAGCGGCGCCAGTGCCAGCCCCACCGGTGAAGCTGATGGTCGGCTTACTGGTGTAGCCGGAGCCGGCGTTGGTGATGTTGAAGCCAACCACCTTGCCATCCTCAATGATCGCGGTTGCAGCTGCGCCGGTACCGCCACCACCAGAGAACGCAACGGTCGGTGCCGAGGTGTAGCCGGTACCGCCATCGGTCAGCTCGATGGCGGCCAGCGCGCCGGCGACGCCGACCGTGGGTTTAATGCCCTTGCCGTCAGACCAACCGACTACCCAGCGAATGCTCTCGATCGTGTCGTCTTCCGAGATCTGATGAAGGCGCACGTGCGAGGCGTTGCGTGGGTCGACGTTGAGGGTCAGCGAAGCCTGGCCAGGGGTGCGCAGGCCACGCAGGTACTTGCGCACGGTGTCGCTGAGACAGGTCACTTCAACCTGGTCAGCAGGGTTGCCGCCTGGGCTGAAGGCGGTGGCGCATTCAACCTCCATGACTTCGAATACGGTACGGTTTGCAGCTGTGGGCACCAGGGCATAGACCTGGGTACCCTGAGCGAGAATCGCCATGGGTTTCTCCAATTGCGGGCAAAAGAAAACCCGCACTGGGCGGGCTATTGGGGTTTGTTGCAGCTCTACCGGTGGACCATCCAGTCCACGTCGAAGCTGGCTCGATAATTCTTAGTCTCGGGGTCGCGGCCTTCAGCACCCCAGCGGGTGACGTAGGCGTCCAGCTCGATCGCGTCACGGATGGCGTCACGGACCTGCCGAGCCGAGTCGCCAGTGGTGGCGTACACATCGACCTGCAAGGTCACGTTGTCGACATCAGGACGGCCCGCCAGGTAGTTCTCGGGACTGCCGCTGACGACCTGCCAGACCGCATATGGCTTGGCCACGCCCTGCTCAGCCTCCCCAAAAGAGTAGAGGCGCATGCCGGTGCCTGCGCCGAGCAGCGCTGTAACGTCAGGGCTCCGCAGGCAGGCCTGCACAATTGGTGGTGTCATGAGCGTGCTGCCTTTTTCGCTGCTCGCCGGATGGCGCGGTCGATTGCCTTCTCGTACTCAGTGACGAAGGTATTGGTCACCTCGCTGATGCTGTCGGCCAGGGCCGGGCGCATAAACGGGGCAGCGGCCATCTTCTCGGTACCGAACTCGAACAGGCGCCAGTGCGGCGTCGGGGCGTTCTGGCTGAGATCACCGCCATCCTTGAGCACGGCGCCGTGTAGCACACCTATCCGGAAGCCGAGGTCACCGGTCTGCTTAAAGAGGCGGCCATTCCAGCGCAACGCGATGTTGTCCGATATCGACCGGCCGGTCGCCTTGTCGTCAATCCGCTCGGCTCCCTCTTTGGCCTTTTGCACCACCACCTGGGCCGCCTTGCGTAGCGCGGCACGGCCACCCTTGCGGCGCACGTCATAGCTGACCGAATCCAGCTTCCCCAGCAGGCTTTCGAGCCCGGTGATGCTGAACTCGACACCGTCAGCCATCCTTCACCCCCTTGGAAACCAGAATGGTCAGATACTCCCGGCCGGACTTTGCGTCTTCCAGTGGTGGACCTTCGATGCTGTACGGCTCGCCCCTATAGACGATGCGCATGGTCGGCAGAACGCCGGGGCGGTACCGAATCACCATTCTTGCGGAGGCCTGGGACTGAGCCGCCTGAGCGGCCACCAGGTCGCGGGCGGAAAGAGGTTCGACACTAGCCGGACACTTGGACCAGCGGGTTATCCATTGGGGCTCGCCGAACTCAAGGGTTTCCGGGTCGCGGACTTGCACAAACTCCTGAATGTCGATTCGGTTCCGGAGCTTGCCGGCCTGCATCACACACCCATCCGGATGCGGTGCGGCATCAGCAGGTGCTGGGAGGCCAGCGGCAGCTCGACAGCGGTCGCTCCGGTGACCACCTCCTCACGATTGGAGAACAGATGACCCAGTTTGAGCAAGCAGGCCGCCTGGATCTGGGCATTGATCACCATGCCATAGGCGATTGCGTCGGCCTGGTCGTAGGCGTCGGCCAGCACCTGCCGGGCATGCTCGAGCAGGCGGCAGCGTAGCGCATAGTCCGGCTCGGCCTCGGCGTCAGCCACGGCGGCGGCATTCGCCTCTTTGGCCGCCCGCATCGCCGCAGGAACGCCGGCACGGGCCTGGTCGAGCGCTACCTGATCCAGATAGAAGCGTCGATTTAGGAATTGCATCGCCGCCCCTTCTGCCGCCTCAAGCTGCGCCTGTACCAGGACCTGGTCGTCTGGCTCGGCTAGCAGATGGTGCATGGCGATGTCGATGGCGATCACGGACATGGATCACTCCTTCGGCTTGGTTGCCGTGCCCTTGCCGCCTTTGTTGGCTGGCTCCGGCGCTTTCTTGTTATCCGGCTCCTGGGCTTTCTTCACGTCGTACTCCTCGATCAGGCCGTTGCGCAGCAAGTCGCGGGCGCGCAGCTCGTCGACGGTGATCTCCGTGTTGCGCTTGGCGTACTGGCCACCGTTGTTGAAGCCCTTGATGGTTTTGACTTTGACGTCTGGCATATGCAGTCACGCCCGGCATCCCGGGCGTGCTCCTGAGCTGGTTACGGGGTGGCTTCGAACTCGCCGTGAACGAACGACTCTGGGCGGTAGACCGCCAGCGCCAGGCGCTCCTCAGCGCGGATGGTCACCATGTTGGTGCGGAAGTTGTCACCGTCTTCGGTGGATACCTCGACAGCCGCCTCCTCGCGGTCGAACACCTGAGCGGCGATGTTCATCGCACCCACCAAGAACTCACCTTCCGGCACTGCATTGCTGTCCACTACCGGCAGTTTCCACAGGCGCTGTACACCGCCTTCCTGGACGTTCACCCAGATGTAGGAGCCGTTGGCGTCCTTGGTCAGCTCGATGTCCGCCCAGTCGACCGGGTTCAGGGCAATGGCCGAGGCGCGGTACTCGGCGATGCGGACCTGCAGGATCGCGCGGCGCAGAATATCGATCTTGGTGTCGCCGGCTTTGCGCAGGGCGTTGTTGAAGGCGGTTGCCTGCGGGATCAGGCCCAGCAGGTTTTGGCCGGTGCCGTCGCCAGCGAGCAGTTGCTCTTCTTCCTTGTACTTCAGGCCGTAGATCGCGCGGCCGTTGATGTAGCTCTGCAGGAGTGGGATGTCCGAAAGCACCTGCTTGGAAGCGCGGAACCAGTGGGCAATGGTGATGACGTTGGTGGTCTTCAGACCGAAAGACAGATCGGACTGGGCCTTCGCGGCGCCTTCACCCGCCTGGGACGCGGCCATGTTCTGGAAGCCGGTTTCTTGCACGAACTCGACCGCGTTCGAACCGGTACGGCCTGGCATGATCAGGTCGCGGATGGTGAACTCACGCTCCGGCCCAACCACGACGCCGGGCACACGGGTAGGTTGGATAGCCACGCCGACGCCACCGGTGCCGGTGGTAGCACTGGTGATATTGGTGACGGCCTTGCGGCCTACTCGAACGATGCCGCGACCGCGAGTTTGCAGCGACTTGAAGTCGTCGCATTCGGTCAGTTCTTCGCCGGCAGACTTGAAGTCGACAGGGTCGTTCGCGGAGAAGCGGCGAGCCATCTTCTGCTCGATCTCCTGCAGGCGGTCCTGCAGGCCCAAGCCGTCCTTCACCAGGCCATCGAGGATGGTCTTGGTTTCGGCCAGGATGGTGCCGTGCTCCTTGATCTCTTCGGCCGCCTTGGTGGCGAATGCCTTGATCTCCTGATCGCGCTGGTCGAGCAGGTCATTGACCGCCTTCAGCTGGATCTTGTCGTCGGCATGCTCCTTGCGCTGGAACTGGCGGTACTCCGCGCGAGCGTTGTTGCTCATGGCGTTGTGCATGATGAATCCTCAAAGCGATGGGAGAGAAAGTGACGGGCGCGACTTCAACGCCTCGACGATTTCGATTGCTGCCAGGTCGCCCTCGGACTCGCTCCGGAGCAGATGCTGCAGCCCGCGGTTGGCAATCACCGTGGACTGAGATTTCGAGAAGCCTGCCTCGCGCAGGAGCAACTCAAATTCGGGCATCGAAGGCAGGCCGCCGTGGGCCAACTTCGACTTGATGGTGTCGGTGCGCGCCTCGTCGTTGGCAGGCACGGTGACGATGGAGATCTCGATCAAGTCCAGCTTCGTCAACGTCCGGATGCGCGTCTTCTCGTCGAAGCTCGACTCGCGCACGTAGTAGCCGATGGACAAGCCGGTGATGGACCGGGTTTGCATGCCCCGGTGGGCGATGCGGGCGTAGGGTGCGTCAGCCAACCAGAGTTCACCTTCGCCAAACAGGCCTCGGTCGTCTTCCTTCAGGCTATCGATACTCCAGCTGCCAATGGGCTCGCCGGTTCGGTGCTGCCAGAGTACGGGGAAAGTGCGGTTCTTTGCCTTGGCCTCGGCAATCGATTCCAGGAATGCACCTGGTGCGACAACCTCGTTGTAGCTGTCGACCACGCCGAATACCGAGCCGTAGCCAGAAAAAAGGCCGTCGTCACCGACAGCCTTCACGTCATAGTCGAAAGAGCGGTACTTGACCGCTGCTGCTCGGTCCTTGTGGCCAGCCTTTACGCCGGCCCCAGACCACCAGCTGGTGGGGGCGCATTTCATTCGGATTTACCTCTTGGCTGGTCGTTGAGCCAGTCGAGCAGCGCTGCCTTGGCCTGGTTGGCACCGCCGGGGTCTTCGCCCAGCTTGTCGATCGGCAGCATGTTGGATTGCACGGTGAGCTTGTCGGCGTTGCCACCCTGCGGAGGCAGGTTCTCTTTGCGGCGGCAGTCGTCCCGGGTGTAGATCCCGTTCTGCGTCATCGAGCTGTAAAAGGCCGCCCGCGCCGCGCTATCCATGCGCAGCAGCCCTTCCGGGTTGAACTTCACGTAGAAGCGGCGGCGCTCATCAGGCCGCAGCAGGCGTCGGTTGGCGCACATCTCGATGCGCTTGATCCAGGGAAGCAGGGTGAACGACAGGAAGCCGATCATCTGCTGCTCCATGCCTGTGCCCCAGCTGGTGGAGTTCTGCGTGTGTCCGACCATCCACGGCGGCACCCGGAACCAGCGGCAAATCTCCTCGACGTTGAACGCCCTGGTCTGCAGCATTTGGGCGTCTTCTGGCGTCATGGAGACCTGCTGGTACTTCATGCCCGCTTCCAGAACCATCGTCTTGCCGTGATTCGTCGCGCCGGAGAACTGCTTGATCATGTCCTCGCGGATGTCCTTGCGCTGTTCAGGCTTGAGGATCTGGTCGGTGGATAGCACGCCGCCCAGCTTCATGCCGTTGGCGAACATCTTGGCCGCCGACTCATCAGCCGCCATGGCCGAGCCCAGCACCTGCCGCCCATAGGCCAGCGGCGACAGGCCGCAAAGCGGGTCCACGCCGAAGGCTCGCACGTGCACCATCTGATCCTCGGTCAGCGTGTGAGGCTTGCCGAAGTTGTCCGTGTAGCGATACTCGATGGAGCCGTCCGCCAGGCGCCGCGGTGGCGACATGTTCTGTGGAAGCAGAAACTCCAGACTCGTCAGCGTCCGACCGCTCATGTGCGGCTCGCAGAATGAGTTCCCCTGGAGCAACAGGCTCGCCATGACGTTCTCCCAGAACTCGACCGGGGTCTGGTCGGCGTTGGGCTGCTGGCTGATCACGAAGTTGACCGGGTGAGAAGCTGCTACCACCGGAGCGCCATTCTGGTTCTCGTACAAGGCGATCGGCAGCGTGGCGATGGTCTCGGCGATCAACCTCACGCATGCCCAGACTGTGGAAAGCTGGAGGGCCGTTTGCTGGCTGACCACTTTGCCCGAGGCCGAATCGGTGCCGTAGTAGGTGTTCCAGAACGCGGAGTCGGTGAGGCCGATCTTGCGGCCAGCCCAGCCCGCCAGGCTCGATGCCACTCCCGGCTCGGCCGATTTCACCAGGGCCTGGCCGAGGATTTGCGTGAGTGATTTAGCCACCGATCAACCCCTTGCGAATGAAGCCCGCAGCGACCAGTAGCGAACCGGCAGCGGCCAGCAGCGCGTAACCCAGGCCGGCCAGCACGTATACGCCAGCAACGCCCAGCAGCAAGCCGCCGGCGGCAAGCACCAGAAAGATGATCAGGCCAGTTTTCATAGGTTGTTCCGTTAGCCAACCACGATCGGGCTGGCAAGAAAGTCATCGAAGTGGCCGGAGTCGTCGATGCCGAGCTTGATGGCCACGGCGCAGCCGGTGATCAAGCTCACCATGCCGTCGATCTTGTTCTCCGGGCGTTCCTTGTTGGGGTAGATGTTGTCCTTCACGTCCAGCTTCGCCACGACGTTCGAAGCCATCCAGGTCAGTACGGGGCAATCGCCGTGGGCCAGCTTTCGCTGCAGGACCAGAGCTTCTACCTCTTTCATGGGCTCGCTCAGGTTTTGCACCGTCTGGCGCAGCTCAACCATCGGCAGTCCCTCGGCATCCATCTCCTGGGCAAGCTGCGTGGCCTGCCATGGGTCGTAGGCATAGGCTCGAATGTCGAACCGGCCGGCAAACTCGCGCATGTCCTCCTTGATGACTTCGAAGTCGGTGACCTCGCCGTCGGTCAGGGTCAGCAACCCGAGTGCATCGAACTCGCGGTACCGCGCGGTGTTGCTGTCCAGTTCCTCAAGCACACGCGCCTCTGGCAGGTAGTACCTGGCATGGATGTGCCAGTACGGATCGTCGCCATGAGGCGGGAAGATCAGCAGGTTCGCCGCGATGTCGATCTTGCTAGCCAGGTCGAGGCTGCCGTAGCACGGGCGCCCCTCCAGGTCCGCAAGACTCTTCCTGGCCGGAGCCTCTTTCCAGCGCAGCATGTTGAGCCAGGCATTCTTGGCGCCAACCCACTCGTTCAGGTGCTTCGTGCGGAAGGTGGCCTGTTTTGTTGCCGACTGCATCGCGTCACGCTGGCGGGCCAGCAGGAAGTCCTCGCCGACCGAAATCCCGAAGTTCGGATTCGCCTTGCGCAGCGCCAGTTCGCTGGTCCAGTCGTCGCCCTGGTCGATGGTGTATAGCGCGGGCCAGAGATCCGGACGCTCAATGACGCCTTCCAGCATCCGCTCCGAGTCGCGGATCAACTGGTGGCAGGGGCCGCCGATGCTTGAGCCTGCGGTGGTGATCACCAGCATGATGGGCTGCTCGCGAGCGCCCATGCCTGTTTCCATGGTGTCGTATAGCGTCGAATCTTGGTGTTCGTGGTATTCGTCCACCACCGAGCACGACGGCGACGAACCATCCCCAGGTTTGCCAATGACTGGTTCGAAGCGCGAGCCGTCGGCGAGGACAACCATGTTGGAGGCATTCACGTCGACGCCGTAGTGCTCCCGCAGATCATCAGTCCGCTCGACCATCAGTTTCGCCGGCCTAAACACCTCCCACGCCTGCTTCTCGGTAGTAGCGCCCGAGTAGACCTCGGCGCCGAACTCTCCGTCGGCAACGAACATGTACAGGCCGACGCCACCACCGATGATGGACTTGCCGTTCTTCCTGGGAACGAACACCAGGATCGTGCGGTAACGCCGGGTGCCATCCTTCTTGCGGACCCAGCCGAACGGCACGCACACAGAGAAAAGCTGCCATGGCTCCAGCTTGATCAGTTGCTTCTTGCCGCCCCATTTACCCTTGGTGTGCGGCAGCAGTTGCAGGAACTTGGCGACCTTCTCCGCCTTGGCCGGATCGAACTTGTACGGGAAGTCCTTTCGCTTCGACGCGACCAGGTCATCGAGGTGACGCTGGGCCAGCAGCATGATCCACTTGCAAACGAGGATCTTCCCGGCGACGACATCCTTGGCGTACTTCTCAGCCGCCTTCATCAGCGGAAATTTCGTCTTTGCCATCACAGCTCCGCGAAAGCATTGCCCTTCGGCGCGTCCTTCTTGCCGCCGCCAACCTTTGATCGGTCGGCCGGGGTCATGCCGAACTTGCCGAGCATGGCCTCCAGCCGCACCAGCTTGGCAGCAGGGAAATCGAGTGGGTCGGTGCGGAACTGGGCCAGCAGGTTGGCGGCCAGTTCCAATGTCAGTCGGTCAGAGTTGGTCAGCACGTCCCGCGGGGCGTACTTGGCGATCTCTTTCCAGGCGTGGAGCACTGCTCCATTGATGTGAGCCGGCGGGGCGGTCAGCTCGCCCGCCGGCTCAGCGTCCTCGCGGCGCCGCTGGGGGTCTTTCTTGAACGCACCCGTCAGCTCAAGCACGTTCGTCGGCTTGCGCGGTCGGGCCATTTTGGAAACCTGAATTTTGCGGAAATAGAAAAAAGGCTGGGGGCGCGGTGTCCGAGCGAAAAGGCCTGAACTTTTGACCCTCCCCCTCCCCTTAAACGAGATTTCGTCTCATTTATGCCGTTTTCGATCATTTTTTGATCGCTTTCGACTCCCGCTGCGTCTTGGCCTTGTGGCAGTCGCGATTGATCGCCCGCAGGTTGTGATCATCATCCGTGCCGCCGTGGGCCAGCGCGACGATGTGGTCAACTTCATCTGCCTCGCGAATCCTTCCCAGCCTGGTGCAGTCGTCGCACCGGCACAGGTACTGATCACGCTTGAGGATGCGGTCACGCAGCCGACGCCATGGCCGGCCGCCACGACCTGAGCCCTTGCGTGTAGCCCAGGCCTTAGCCTGCTCTGCCGCCACCTTTGCATGGCTGTCGCAGTAGCCATTGGCATTGCGGTGCAGGGACCGACAACCCTGGGCTCTGCATGGGCGCTGTGGCCTCAGCGGCATGGCGTGCCATCCAGGTAGGTGCCTGGCTCAGCGTCCGGATCAACATCGTCGTCGTCCGCCAGCGCCTCAATCAGCGCCAGGTTCTGGGTTGCGATCTGCTCCAGAAGCGCGGTCTGCTTCTGCTGCTCAGCCAGTAGGTCGCTGACGCTTGGTTGCAGCTGGGCGGTGATGCCCGCCTCAAGCACGATCAGCTCACACTTGAGTCGATCAGCTGTCCCTGCCAGGTGTTGAGTCAGTCGCTCGCGAACCTCGGCCTTGATCGGGAACGGAACGCTGATCACCAGCAGGTCGCCCTTCTTCGGGCTCAGCTTCTCGATTTGTTGCGAATAGGTTTGCTGCTCGCTCATACGCCACCTTTGTCCACTTGTTGATCCACTCGCGCCGGGAGGCGCATCCGCTGCAGGCCATCACATGCCACGCCGGGTCAGTCCGTAGACCTCCAAGGCGCCTGCGATATTCTCGCCTTCGGCCTGACTGATGGTGTTGACCACCTCCACGCAAGCAGCGGTGTTGGGCTCCATGCGAATGGTGATGGATGTGACTTTCGATGGGTCCAGCCCAAGCACTTGGCAGACGGTCTGGCCAAGCTCCCGCCCAAGGATCAGGGGTTTCTTTTCCATGGTGATTCCTCGCGCCACGAAACGGCGCTCTCTGATTTTGTGGCGCGGATTACTCGGGTTTTCGGCTAGGCAGCTTGAAGTCGGTAACGCGATCAGCAATCGCGCGAACCTTCTCCACTCCAAGGAGGCCAACCCACCCACCAACAAAGGCAGCCATGCTCTGTGGCAGGCCGAAGAACTCGAAGCCGCTGATGATTGTGAGGGTCAGGCCGCCACAGATGGCGCCCTCCACCAGCATCTGCCGGCGAGTGCCACCACCATAGGTGATGCGCAGTACAGCCATGGCGCAGGACAGACCGGCCGCGTATAGCAGGGGCGAATGCTGGCTCAACCATGCGAGGGCAACCGCCCAGGTGTCTGGTTTGTCTGGCATGTTGGACATCCGGGTTCCTCCCTTGCGGGAAGCAGAAAAAGAAAAGGCCCGCCGTTATGGCGAGCCCTTGGATACGTGAAAAGGTGGCCCCGTGCTATCGTCGAGCTTCCACACAAGACGTTCCACGGAGCGAAAAACGATGAAGGTAACCCTCAAGTGCGCCAAGTGCGGCAGTGACAAGTTCGAGGTTCCGGCTAGGCCGAACGACAACTCGAAGGTCACCTGCGGCAAATGCGGTGCTGTCGAGACTTACGGGAAGCTCATGAAGGCTGTGGGCGACAAGGTCACGAAAGACCTGCAGCGGCAGCTCGGGAAAATGTTCAAGTGACCTGAGCGTTTCAGCCAGAGGGCGCAGGAAGTCAGCGGCGCCCTCAACCTCAACGTCGAGCTGTAGCTTTTCCATGCATCCTCCAGATACGAAAAAGCCCCAGCTGGTGCGAGGCTTGGAATGGGTGCGGAGGGCCGGTGCTTACCCGGCTTGTTGGTCTGGCTCGCTGGGTCACGTACCCCAGACTCTCATCGCGTAGCCGATCAGGGAGCGCACGGCTTTGATCGACGCCACTACCGACTTAGCCCAGCTGCCTGAGCGTGTCATCCGCATAAAAAAGCCCACACAGGGCGGGCAAGGGGAGCAACGCAGAAAATGGTTAAATCTGGTGACTGTAGAAGAGAGAGTACGACTCAATGCCGTCGTTCGGCTGCTTGATACCAGCGTTGGAGTAGTGAATCGCTCGGATGCCTACTTTCTGTGTCTCGCCAATCTTGAGACCCGCACCAATACGGTCTTCGAAGTTGAAAGCAGAGCCAAAATCCTGATCGCCTGCCGAAGTGCCTGAGAACACGGCCACGCCGATACCCGCCTCGATGAAGGGCTTCACATTCCCACTGCCGAACTCATAGACGAACACAGGAGCGAAGGACAGCGAGTGAGCCCCACCTGAAGCATCGCCTGCTTCCCAGTAGGTGTAGCCAGCATCCCAATAACCGGTGAGACGGCCAGTACTGGATTCAAACCAGCTTTTGTCCCAGTTAAAGCCAATGCCGACGCGCGCTGTAAGACCACCTTGGCCTGTCGCGCCAAGCGCTCCGGATAGCTCAGCCGCTCCGGCGGACGCAGCGAAAAGGGAAAGCGCCACAACGGCGAGAACGTTTTTCATACTCACGGTCTTCCATATTATTGAGTAGCAACCTATCAGAATCATAGCGCTATCAAATCGTTCCCTCATACAAGAAAAATGCTTTTTCTGGAGGGCTACCTGAATCGAAGCCCCTCAAAAACACAAAACCCCGACACGATGGCCGGGGTTTGTCTGTGTCGCGTAACGTTGCAAGCTGGACACGCTGCTATGAAAACAGGTGTTTATCCGCCCGCATAGATCTTTTTACGCAGCTTCTCGAATTTCTTCGAGGGCGCAGTCGATCCATGCAACGCCCGCCTTGATGATCTCCCGCGCCTTGCGCTCTGACATTCCCGCCTCCCGGCCAACCCGCATGGCCGGGTGCTTCGAACCGTAGTAAGCCCATACGAAATCACCCATCTGCTGGTTGCGCTTCGTCAGCCTGGCCACGGCGCCGTCGATGATCAGCGCCAGGTCGTCTGTGATGACATACTGCCGAGCACCACCCTCGCTGGGTACGTTGTCGCGCATGAGCGCATAGAGTGGCGACACGTATCGTGGCACCCCCATCTCACTCATTCGCCACCAGCCCCACTGCTCGAGCATGTACTCGGTATCACCCAGCGCCTTGTCCACGTAGGTTCGTTTCTTCATGCAGCCCTCCGGGGCGTTGGGTCAGTGTCCAGGCCGAACAGTTCGCGCAGCAGCTTGTCAGCGTGTTTGTTCCTGGCGTTGCCTTCGGTGATCCAGCCCTTGGCGAACTGCTCGAACCCCACGTTGGCGCGCGCAGCGTGCCAGTCGGCCACGATGTCCATCAGCGCGGCCGAAGCGATCCGGCCATTGTTCTGCTCCAGCAGCATGCGGTTGCCAACCTTGAGGAACTTGCACTGCACGGCGGTCAGGCTTTTGCGCGGCAGTGCCGCAGTAACGTTGCTCATCGAACCATCTCCAATTCCTCGTCCACCACCCGCACGCACTCGTCGAATACCTCCTTCGGCACCCGCGCGTTCAACTCACGCAGGATGGCCTTGTCGCGGGCCTGCCAAGCCGGACAGTTGCGACGGGCTTCGACTCGCAACGCCTTCATGTGCTGCATCAGGCGCTGACGGTCGCGATTGATGTGCTTCAGCGCCGCCTTGGCTCGGTGGTACCAGTTCGCGTCGGCGTACTGCCCTTCCGTTACAGCTTTGGCCTTGGCCTGCCCGATCTGGCACTCCAGGCGGATGGCATCGCGGCACAGCACTTCCTCCAGCACCTCGCACTCGGCCAGGGTGGCGGGCAGCTCAGCAGGCCCGCGCGGGGCGCAGATGGACGCAGGGGTATTGCCAGTGGCAACAGGCTGCTCGGCGCCGGCACGCTTCGTCACGTTCACCGACACGACCGGGGTTGCGGATTTGCCAGCGCCAGCGCGTGGCCAGAAATTAGAAAGATTCATGCTTAGCTCCTTTGGTGCGGTGGCGGCCGGCAAATGTCCTGCCCATCTCGACTTCGTCGTCAGATGGGAGGCGGTTTCCGGCAAAGTTGACGAAGCGGGCGTACTGCCCTTGGCGCTGGACCAGGCACGAGCCCTGCGGGGCCTGCCGGCCCTTGTCGAGGATCAACTCAGTAACGCCCTGCTCACCCGCTTCCGACTCCGGGTCGTGGTGCACAAGGATCACGGCATCGGCGTCCTGCTCGATCTGGCCCGAGTCGCGCAGGTCGCTTGCCTGGGGCTTTTTGCCTGGGCGGCTCGCGGGGTTTCGGTTCAACTGCGCCAGCACCAGCACCGGCACGCTCAGCTCTTTGGCCAGGTTCTTCAGGGCGATGGAGATCTTCGCCACGGCGTCGGTTCGGTTCTGGTTCTTGCCTTCGGTGCCCACCAGCCCCAGGTAGTCGATCATCAGGATGTCGAGGCCCTGCTCACGCTGGAGCTTGCGGGCTTCCGAGCGGATGGCGCTCATGGTCATACCGGGGGTGTCGTTCAGGTACAACTGAGCTGCCTCAATCTTGCTGCCTGCAGTCCCGATGCGCTGCCACTCGTCCTCATCGAGGCTCTTGACCTCCTCCATGCGGCGCAGGTCGATCCCGCCCTGGGAAGCGATGGTGCGGACGGTCAACTCCTTCTCGTCCATCTCCAGGCTGAAGATCAGACCCACGCCAGCGCCACGGATAGCGATGTGGTTGACGATCTGCAGGCCCAGCATGGTCTTGCCGCTGCCTGGGCGGCCGGCGATCACCACCATGCTCTTGGGGCGCAGGAAGCCGATCAGCTTGTCCAGGTCAGCCAGGCCGGTGGACAGCTTCGGCGGTGCTCGATCGTCTAGAACCTCTTGCATGCCGTCGAAGACCTTGGGCAGCACCTCGGCCATACGCTTGTAACCGGCTTTGCCGCTCCCTTGGAGGTCACGCAGGTCTGCGATGGACTGCTGGGCCTGCGCGATGATGTCATCAGGGATCACCCCGCTGGCGACCGAGGCCTCAGCCGAGCGACCAATGCCGATCACTTGGCGGATCACAGCCCACTGCTTGACCTGCTTGGCATAAGCCATGACGTTGGCCACGGATGGAACGTTGCTGCTCAGCTCTGCAGCGAAGGACAAGGTGCCCCTGCCGCTCGGGAGCTGGCGCTGCACGTCGCCAACCGTCACAGGATCGACCGGCATGCCTCGACCCCGGCAGTCCTGGATCACATCGAACAGCGCCGCATGATCGTCGTAGAGGAAGTCACCGCTGGTCATCTGCGACACGATGTCGTCAGCAAGTGCGTGGTCGCCGTCCAGGGACGCCAGCATGATCGCCCCCAGCACACCGTGCTCGGCCTCGGGGTAGCCCATTACCAGTTCGCTCATGCTTCACCTCGCGCCGAGGCCCAGGTGAACAGGACGGCAGGCCCGCCAGCATCGGTCAGACGGTCGACAGCGCGATCACCCAGGCACTTGCGCAGGCCGGCAAGCCCCAGGTTGGAGATCACGATGGTCGGCACCAGCTGTCGGTACCTCGAGTCGATTACCTCGAACAGCACCTGGCGCTCAAAGTCGCTGCCATGCTGAACGCCTACCTCGTCGATCACCAGCAGGTCTGGCTTCAACAGGGAGGCGTACACGTCGCGCTCGGTCTGCTCGGACTTCTTGTCGAAGGTCATCTTGATGTCGCGGATGATCTCGATGGCCATCGTGTAGCGCGCTGAGGCTCCGTAGCTGCGAATCACCTCCTGAGCAATGGCGCAGCCCAAGTGAGTCTTTCCGGTGCCTACGTCGCCCAACAGCATCATCGAGCGGCCCAGTTCCCAGTTTCGCTCGAACCCATGCACGTAGTCGCGGCACTCAGTCAGCGCCACGGCCTGCCCTTCGGTTTCGGCGCGGTAGGTGTCCAGGGTGGCACCGCGGAAGCGCAGTGGGATTTCAGCGGCCATCAGGCTGACATTCATCGTCCAGTCGCGCCGCAAAGCTTGCGCCGGCTTGCGGACTGCTTCGTCGGCAGAATGCAGCGCGTCGAACTGGCAGCGAGTACATCCCTGCCAGAAGTGGTCACCGGAAAACGACTCGATCAGTTCGTCAGTGAAGTCGCCGTGCACACGGCACTGGCCAGGTTTGAACTCGAGAGTTTTTGGAGTGGTCATGATCTTGCTACCCGGTAAGTCCCGTTTGGCTGGCGAACCAGGCCTTCGGTGTGGTCAATCTTGTCGAGGTGGGTGTGGTGCGATTGGCCTGCCCCCCTAGTGCCGGAGGTCCAAGCCTCTTTTTTCAGTCGGTCGACAATCCAGGAGGTCTTGAACCCCTGCCAAGCAGCGGTCATCGCCTCGGCCAGGGCCTTGTCCGGGCTGATCCCAGCGGCCCGGCATCCCTCAAGCTCTGCGAGAACGTTGTTCCAGATCGTCAGATTCAGCGGGCCTTTCTTCTTCCGGAACTGGAAGTAATCCCGGGCGGTTTGCTCACTCAGATCAGTGGGTGCCAGCTCGAGCATCTGCTCAACCGTGAACCCATCACTTCCCCTCTTACGGTTCTTTGATGGTTCACCTTTGGGTTCTATTACGGTTCTGGGGGCATCTGGTGCCGGGGG